TTATCCATGTGTGTCCTCTATTCCTTTGATTTCGATATTTGTTACTTGTTTCCAGTCCAAGCCACCTTCCGGCCGCATAGGCAGCGGGTCGTGATTAGGTGTAAATACCAATCGGTAAGGATGATCCAAATCTACAGTCAGTTGCCCTTTGCGGTTTCCCGTAAGTTCGTGACACCTATGAGGCGGACTCATCGGCGGTGCGAAAACCCCCAAATTGGGAGCCGCGTATAGTTGGGTCAATGCAACCTTGAGCTTTTTAGTTCTCAGTGGGCCGTGTGCCTTGATCATAGCCTTCTCCTCATTGAGCTGCTTTTTGAGGCTCGTGGTGGCGAAAGTGATAATCATCGGTAGGTTTTGTTATTTCATTAACCTGTCAGGTTATCGAAAATACTTGGGAATGTCCAGAAGAATCGTAGGGTATCTCTCAAATTACACAGCAACAGGAATATGGAATACAAAAATGGTGCTGAAACCCGCATGAAACAATGACACAAAAACCATAGACCACGTTTCACGTCGTCTATCGCAACTGCCAAGGTCGTGTCGCTGATAAACATTGATGCGCGCTCCACCACCTGACACCACTACCTGAATCAAACTCAAATCTTAACGGCATCTCCGGTTTTGCTTTGCACTAAATCAGCATCCCTTCTCGTTACCTCGCCATAACGCCGAATCTCTCACAGACTGAAATAAATACAAGCACAAGCCCTTCGGGAATCCTATCAATCGGTTCTCTCTTTGTTCGACTGCGATTTCAGTTATTTGCCTGCATGTCTTTCTGATCGTCTGTGAGCTATCACGGCAGGCGAAGCAACTCAAGAATGATGCAGATTAAACGAGTGCCAAGTCTGCAAAGCCGGAGCAAGTCTTAAATTCAAATTCAGGCTCTCCAATCTAAGAACGATACTTTTTAAGGACAACATCATGAGCGCATACATTCTTTCAAATTCACACATAGACGCATTGCTGACTTACGCACAATCCAGACTGATTACGTTTTACGTTGACGGCATGATATTCGATGCAAGAAAACAGGATGACATCAATAAAATCGGGCAGATTTTAGTGAACACAAACCATGAGAGCGTGAACGAGCGGTACAACGAAAACGACTTAGCGGGTGAATATAAATTCCGGTTTGATTTTCAGCATTCCCATATGAAAGCAGTACAGGTGTTAAAGGCTTGCGGCTGCTACGACTATCAAGCGTGCGAGATCAAGAATTATCTGATGTCGCTGGCTTGCAAAATTATCCAGACGATACGCATGGAAGCCATCCACAACTTGCCGGGGTATTCTGATGCGGAATGGTCGATTGATTGCTGACCAGTGAAACAAAGCCCTCTTCGGAGGGCATATTCGGCGTGGTCTGGGATGCGCCAATACGAAGGAAAAGTCAAAATCTGTCTGCCAGAGAGAGTGGGGGAACGTTTTTTTGCGTTGCCTGCAAACTTGTATCAAGTTTGCAGGCAGCCCATGCGGGCTAGTGCCAAAAACGCCACGCTTCCGTTCCGAAACCCCGCCACCCTCTCAGAGTGACGGCGTGTGGCTGGGTAGTGGGCATGAAAGGATGAAGCTAACTTGCTAAAGCAGAAATTGCAAACACAGGTCAGTAAGCGTTGCTAAAAATTAAGCAGCCTGCTGACGATCGCGCGAGTCAGCCCTCAGCCTCAGCCTTTTCCCTCAACTGCCTATACACCTCATCCAGCAACAAACTGGCAAGCCCCTTGAAAACTTTCGGATGTTTCAACGCCTGATCTGCCATCGCACTGTGGCTTTCCAGTGCGTCAACCACTGCGCCTGTCAATTTCTGCTCATAAGCCCCGTTACTGAATGATTCCGCCGTATCGTTTGCCTGGGCTTGCTCTTGCAGCGTAGCGTCCTCTACCATTTTCCCGATCAGCGTGGTGGCGTATCCCCTGAAATCGGCATCCGAAAGATTCCCAGAAAAAACCTCATTCATCTTCTTGATGATGGCTGACAGCCTGGCATTAGGATCGTCCCACGGCTCTGGCATAAGCCTTCGCAATACGTGCGATGCAGTCCTCGGAGAACTCGCGGCGCTTCTTGCCTAAATTCTTCTTCATCAAATGGCTCATGCCGCTGGCATCAATCAGCAGCACCTTGCCTTTGCGTTCGGGTGGTTTGCGGTTGCTCATGAACCACAAATAGGTGGCGATGTTGGTGTTGTAGAACATGTCCGTGGGCATCGCCACGATGCAATCCAGATAGTCATGCTCCAGAATCCAGCGGCGTATCTCGCTCTCGCCGCCACCTGCATCGCCGGTGAACAAGGGCGATCCGTTGTGTACCACGCCAATGCGCCCGCCGCCCTTGCCTCCAACATCGAGACCGCCGCCGACGAAACTAAGCGTGTTGCCACCAGCTAAAGTAGAGCCTACGGAAGCATTAAATCGACCCTTGAGCAGATTGGCAACGACCTGGACAGCCCCACCTTCAGATTTGGTTGTGCCAACCTCGTAAACAGCCGCCCTTAGAACGACTTCGCCGGTCGGCGTGTCGAGATCAGCCAGCAGCTTCTTGACCTTGGCCAAATCCTCGCGGGCAACATTCAAAACAATCTGATCGGCAGTTGCGCGGTCGAGCAACGCATTGGCCGAAGTCGGAGAGCTTGTATCCTGGCCGGTGTTCTGCAATTCGCCTTGGTTGAGCGAATTGGAAACGGCACGCTTGGTCATTAATCGCGCATTGGTTACGCTGGAAACAATGTCGGAGAGGTAACGCGAAGACCTGAACAACGGGCGATAAATCAAAATCTCATCATCTGAACTGACAGTTTGCTTTTGAATGAATAATGCGCCATGCCGCGCGGAGATAGCAAAGCCACGGTTCTTCGAGAGATCGAGCATCAACCCGTTGACTTGTGCTTTAGAAAGTTTGATCCAGTTGACCGAAACAGTATCAGGCGCGTCCACCAACTCACGGTCAAGCACATATGACTGTTTGAGAATGTCGCCATAGACCACTCGCGCCAGATCGGAGAAGCGGACAGCATCCAGAGTAACAGTGTAATCAGCAGGGAATGAAACAGACGGCAGCAGGAACAAAAGCGAGAGTAAAAAGCGTGTCATTTTATAAACCCTCGTTGTGTGGTGTCGAAGTTGCCGCTATAGGTTGTGACAAATCCGCCTTCGGGAAGCTGAACAGAGAGATCATTACCTTGCAGCTGAAAGGTGGGAGGGCTATGCAGGAAACGAACAACACCGCCCTGACCTTTGAGAGCAACAACAAATGATTCGCCCACATAAAACGAGCCCATCACGCGCCACTGATCGACAACGAGAGGTTCAGCCTTTTCAATCGGCAAAGCGGCGGCAGTTGTGCCGGTTGTTGGCTTCGCCATATCGGGAAGTCTTGAAGGTGTGGCCGGATGGAAAAACTTCCAGAGAAAATAAAAAGCAGAAGCAAAGATTAGGAAGGAAAGTGGAACACCGAATTTTATGATCGGACGAGACCAGATATTGCCGCGCTTATCAATGCTGACTTCTTTTGCCTGAATGTCGCCCTCGTTCGTGCTATGCGACTTGTAAAGATGAAAGTATTCCGGGTTGTAACTGCGCTGAAAAGAATTCAGCGGTGCAGTGCGCGAAGTCCATTTCGCCCTTGAATAGACATCAACGCGATAATGTTTATCAGTGCCAAGCTCCGTGTGCTTAGTCATGACAAAAGTCTTCTCAATAACCACGCGAATCTTGGAACACACGTCAGAAACATCTTGTGTGATGAGCACGACTTCGCACGTATAACCAAGCACCGGGTGAAGCATCTGACGGTGCATGCGGAAGAAATTCTGCTGCCGGTCGGTTACAGATGCGCGGCCTTCCCAGAAACGCCATATCTCATCCAGGATTAAAACATCGCCCGGCTGGATGATGGTTGAATCGCCGCGATCTTTATCAGTACGCCAAAAGTCGGGTTTTAAAACGTCATCATGCTCGACCTGAAAAATCGAACCTATGGTTTCAGGATCGGAACCTTCGGATACAAGAAGGGCGCGCATCGCTTCAAAATTAAGTCCGGCGATGTTGGACACGATGCGCCGACCTTCGCGCAGCGCACCGAGAATAACAACGGTAACAACTTCGTATGTCTTGCCGGAACCCTGAATGCCGGTATAGAGCTTAATAGCCATCAGCCAATGACCGGCAAGCGACGAATCAGGAAGCGCGTAACATAAGCAGAGATCATCAACGGCACACCATAACCAAGCGCGAAGAAATCAAGGAAGAACCACACCCCGGAACCGAGACCGGCGAAGGCATTGGTCAGGTTGGCAACGCCGATAAATGGAGCGATGAAACCAATGGCCAGCGGCACCAGAAAAGTCAGCAGCGCGAACAAGCCGGTCATCAGAACAAACTTGATGACGATGCCGCGAAATATCCAGTTCAGAAATGGTGCAAGAAAAGCGAGTATCGGCATAATCTAAGCCCTCAGCACAACGAACATCGCCATCAAAGACCAGCAGACCATCATCGCCGCCTGAAGCGCGGCAAAATGATCCTGTACCAGCTGGCAATGCGCATTGAAGCTGTACACGTGGCCAGCACCAAAAACACCGCTCAGATCAATGTCAGGAGCGGGACAGGTCGAAGCGTGTGCCGGAAGGTTCCATGCCTTCAGGTTGTCGAACGTGGTGCCGAAAGAAGGCATCGTGGTCGGATCAACTGCGAGCGGATCGACAACAGTCGTCGTGTCGGATAAATCGTGATGGAGCGTATCAAGCTTGGCATTGATGGTTGCAGCAGCCGCAGCCGCTTCACCGGCACGGGCATAATCATTCGGAAATTCGTCGATAAAACCGGGATCGTAAAAGCCACGCTGATCGGGATAGAGCAGGGCAGGCAGGAACCAAAAGCAGGCGTGTTGATCGCCATCGCAACCACATTCCCTGAGTACGCCGCCTATCTTTTAACCGATGAAACTCATGTGAAGCAGAAACATCCCGAGGTGGATGCGCTGGCAGGAGAATTGCCCAAACAGAAAAGGGCAAAGTGATCGCAGGCGAAGTTTTTCGACGATGGTTTAAAAGGACGAAGCGATGAAAACAACGTGGCTAGAACGATGTGTTGAAGGTTCCTGTAAGACAGGAGGTTGCCCATATGTCGATCATTAAATCCTCAGACGGTTGGCTGGTCGATATTCAGCCGGGCGGTCGCGGCGGGAAGCGATTCCGCAAGACGTTGCCGACCAAGGCCGAAGCACTCACCTACGAAGCCTGGCTGAAAACAAAAGTCACCCAAACTCCTGACTGGCAAACGCCACGGCGCGATGGTCGAAGATTGCTTGACCTGGTGGAGTTGTGGCACAAACACCACGGCATTAATCTGCGCGCCGGTGAAAATACCTACAGCCGACTAAAGCATCTGTGCGCCGCCCTGGGGAATCCTATCGCCGAGCAGTTCAAGCCGGAAATGTTCGCGGACTACCGTGCCAATCGAATGACCGATGGAATATCGGCAAACAATTTGAACCGTGAACATTCGTATCTGCGCGCCGTGTTCAATGAGCTTGAGCGGCTTGGCCACTGGAAGGGCGGCAATCCGCTGATCAAGGTACGGCAAATGAAGATCGCGGAGCGGGAGTTGTCATTCCTGAACATTAAGCAAATAAAACTGCTTCTCGATGCGTTGAGCGGCGATGCACAGCTGATCGCAAAAATATGCTTGGCGACCGGCGCACGATGGAGCGAGGCAGAAGGGTTGCGGGTGCAGCAGGTACGAAACGGCCAGATTCAATTTACGGGCACGAAATCGGGAAAGAATCGGTCGGTGCCGATAGATGATGCATTGATTGTTGCTCTGCATGAACATCATGAAAAGCGGTATGGTGATAATAGCGCCATCGCAGAGCAATATTTCAAGTTCGGATATGCTGCATTCAGGGACGGCGTAGAAAAAGCCGAGCTGACGCTTCCAAGAGGCCAGCTTACGCATGTACTCCGTCACACGTTCGCCAGCCACTTCATCATGAACGGCGGAAATATCCTGGTGTTACAGAAGATCCTTGGCCACAGCAGCCTGACCATGACGATGCGCTATGCACATCTGGCACCGGAACACCTACAGGAAGCGAAAACGTTTAATCCACTTGCGAGATTGAACGGCTAAAAATAAAGGCGGCATTTGCCATGCCGGGAAGAAAGCAGTCAACGTGTCAGGCGTCCGCACTCTGTTATGTGTATCTATTCAAAAAGCTCAGAATGGGTTCCCGTGCGGGTAAATATGATTGCGCCATCACCCTGTAGCTCGTAGATCAACAAAAAATCTCCACCAATATGACATTCCCTGAAGCCAGCCCATTCACCAGATAGTTCATGATCAAGGTATTCGGGAGGAAGTGGCTCATCATTTGCGATCAGCAGCAACATCCCTTCCTTCAGGCGATTCATGTTGTAACGCCCTGAATGACTCAGGCGCTCCCAATCTTTGCTGAACTGTTTGGTTTTGTCGCTACTTCGAGGCTGCTTTGCGCGCTTTAGCTTTGCCGGTTTTTTCGAGGTCTTCAAATAGTGCCTCCGCTGAATCAAACTTCGCTTTCCTCATTGCTCGCGCTTCCTGCATTGCAGCACGCGTTAAAGCATTGGGGGCTTTTACTTCGAATGGCAAACCTTCCTGAGCAACAACCTGGCGCAAGAAAAGACGGATTGCATCGCTGAGGTTAAGGCCGCAGGAAGCCAGCACCTCGGTGGCGCGGTCTTTGATGGCTGGCTCAATGCGAGAACGGACATCAGTAGTTTTTAGAGTCGCTAACATAATATGTTCTCCTGTATTCGTAGCGCCAATGTAGCTACATTGGCGCTAAATGTCAATACGCGCTTTCCCACAGCTATTTAGCCGAACTTATTTGTTATGAGTACGGCAAACAGATGGCAGCTCCAGGCTCAACGCTGAAGTGGTGCCAATCACTGACAGTCAGATCAAGAAAAATTGAACTATCACCAACTGACAATTTGAAATCCGTTGACAGTTGGTTGACAGTGGAAATAAAAAAGGGGCTACGCAT